GCGGGTCAGCCGGAGGGTCCCCACCTCCCGCATCCTTGTCAGCGTCCCAGTTGATGAGGGGCTGCCTCATCCAGAAGGAATTGGGACGGCTCAGATGGATTAGCATGGTTAGTTTCTCCTTAGTTGATTGAGTGGTACAGTTTTGAGCTGTGGTCCCCAAGTAGGATCTTGGTGAACTGCAGCGAAGTCGGACAGGGTAGCCTGTCCCGCGGCATAGAGCCGGTATCGTCCTTGGCCTAAGATCTCCATTTGTACGCCAGGCGGTTGCTCAGCGAACCAGTCCTGAGCATTGGTATAAGTGAACTCTGGCAGCCCTCGGATAATCGGGATCACTGAGCATCGGTCTTGTGTGTGCAGTGCCATAAGGTCAGCCACGTCTTGACGTTCTCCGTCTTTAGATAAGCAGGCCGGGCAAACCCGGCTGTCCTTAGTAGCTGTCCTTTGGAACTGGTCCACGATGCCGGAGGCCCTATACTGCTCAAGTGAGCCGTTGCGATAGGCCCTAAGCTGAAGATCTCGGTTGACCAGCACTGCTTGGTTTAGGGACTGGGATAGTCCCTGAGCGAACATCTCGCGGGCCGTCCTTCGTGGATTGATTCCCATTGCTGTGTTCTGGATAAGGATCTGTGTTGCAGCTCCTATTCCGAGCGGAGCCATCCGGGCCAGAACTTCGGCAACGGGTTCGATCTCAGTCAGTGCTATGATCTCGTTGATTGCGTCCACCGGCAGAATATTAAATGAGATGCCAAAGGGCGTGGCCTGAATGCCGATGAGCTGTGTGCCATCGGTAATCCCAAATATGGCCTGAGACCGAACTGACTCGTCAATGCGACCCTCAGCATAGGCCTGGTAGGCTAAGATCACATCTATGGCCTGAGCCTGAAACTCCTGGTACCGTTCGAGATGGTACAACACGGATACCGGGATGCGTTGGCCAGCGCTTACTGCGAGCGCCCTGTTAACCAGGGCGTCTACGTGCGTCCCTAAGGCCTGCTCCACTTGCGACCAACGTGATACCAAGGCCTGGGTGGAGGCTTCTTCTCGTAGTAGCACCCGTGCTTTGAACACTCGGGCCTGTTCGATTACCAAAGGGTCTGCCATCGTCAGTTCCTACGTTTGTTCATAGGCCCTCCTAGTACAGTTTCAGAATAAAGGGCAGATAGACAGTGGTGCCAGGAACTGCTACCGGACTGATAGGACCGGTTCCCGGCGGGTCAGTACGGCAGACGAGAGTTCCGTCTGGTCCGATAATGCACATTCCAGAAAGGACTGAAAGATAGATACTAACTACCGCTGCCATCACCGCTAGGGCTATCACTTGATATGTCATGGGTCGGGGTTCCCTTCAACGCTTTGTTAGAGCTGTATAGTCCTGAGGCCGCGAGTGCATAGACCAGAACGTTAAACACCGACTGGACGTAGAGGCCTAGCTCCGGGTGAAAGCTAATGAGCTGCACGCTTGCGTAAAGCACGGCCATCAGGATAAGGTTAAGAATGAGGACCCCCCTCACAGAGCTGACCCAACACATCCGCTTGGCCAGTTCGACAAGTGCAACGGACAAAGGAACGATTAGAACTTCCAGTGCTGATTGGTTCATTGAGCATTACCTCCATTTGGGTTAGGGTTAGGATTAGTTTTCTCTTGACCGACGGGTGGGACGTTGGCTGCCTGAGCTTTGAGCACCGCAGCAGCGAGGTTGGCCTGATCCTTAACGGTCTGTCGCTCACCCGCAGCAACAACCTCATCAACCACTGTCTTATCAAAGTTGGTGATGGCCATCGCTGACTCGATTGAGAGGCCGCTGTCTACGGCCAGTTTCACGACTTCAAAGATCTCCTTGAGTGTGGGTGTGATAATCGGGCGGTCCTTGAACTTCAGCTCAAAGTCTCCGCTGGCAAAGTTCCCGATTGATCCCTTAAAGATGTTATAGGACACCCCCAACGAGAGAGCCATCTGCAGGGCCCGAATCATTCCTGTCTCACCGTTGCCACGGGCCTCAACTGCTCGGTCCACTGCATCTCCTAAGAGCAGCTCAATAGCTCGGCCAGACAGGTCTCCTCCGGTCTCGGAAGCGATGCGGTAGTAGCGTGCTTCCGGCAGATCCCGCTCAATCTCGTTCACCATATCTTTGACCACGCCCATCAGTGAGGCAAAGTCGAGAGCAGGAACTAGGGGAGCCAAGTCTGAGGTGCCGGGGAGCTTCACCATCTTCAGTCCGCCAACCTTAACGACAGTGCCTTGGGGCTCACCCTGCATCTGAACGTCGGGTGCAGGAAGCGGGCGGCCCTGAGCATCACGGGCATTGGCTTTCAGTGCCCACGTCACGTCAGTGTTATAGATAAGGGCGTGCAGTCGGGTAGCCAAGAGATTGGCCTCGTCTATTTTGTCCAGCGATTGGACATAGCAACCAAGACCCCAATGCTGACCGATGTCACGGAAGGGGATAAACACTACTGGGATAAAGTCGAACGGTAGGAAGGCGTCGGCCATCTCGGGTGCAGGGGGTTCGCCAGTCATCTTGGTCATCACTGGGCCGTCCAGTTCATTGAGCCCTTCCTGATGGATGAAGAGCTGATAGGTCACGCCAACGCCCTGAACTTTCTGCCAGACCTCGGTCCACCACGTGGTCTCTTCTCCAGCCTTAGTCTTTTCTTGGGGAATGTCCATTCGGAGAAAAGTGAGGAAGCCCCTTTCGTCTAATCGGAACCCATACTCAGGAATAACTCGCGGATCAATGACCTGCAGATAGGTTCGAGTAAGGTCAGTGCTGACGTTCACTTTGATTAGGATAGTTCCCAGCATCGAGAACTTACGTGCCATCACTTGCTTAGTGGCACCCCAGTTAGACCAAGCGAAGATCTGTTTCACGGGGTCCAACAGTTGCTGATTCTCAGTGACTATGGGAAGGGCCCGGTCTATCTGGCCAGGCCAGAGCTTTCCGGCGTAGAACTCGACTGCTGCGTGAGCAGGATTGCGGAGAGCCCGTCGGTTATCGAAGTTACTCTTCTGATTAGTGAGGAGCAGTTCCTCCAGTAACCAATACAGGCCATTGTTGAGGTAATAGTCTTCGAGGAGATTAAAGAACTCTGAGGTGGGCAGAGCAGCAGCGTCTTCAAAGGATGTAGGAGCACCCAATCCGTACTTAGCTGCTACTTCTCGAAGGAACCGTGTTGTCGTTGGTACCATTCCTCTGTCTCCGCATCTCCCAGCCAAACGCTAGGAGGTTCTCAAGGTAGATGATGAGCTGAGTTAAAGCATCCGTCCAGTCGTTGAACTCTACCGACGGGAAGTTAAAGATCTCGTCTTCGAAGTCCCAAAGCCACGACAGCTGAGAGACGTCTTCCGGGAAGGGAAGCAGGACACAACCGTTCTTACACCATACCGCGGCTTGGTTAGCCCTGGTGACTTTATCAACGGTCGGAAGGATGCCCTGATAGGGGTCATCCGGCGAGATCTTGGTTAGCGTCTGTAAAGCTGTGATGCCAGAAGCTTTGTCCTCAATTAGAACTTCGGTGAGCTTCCGGTCACGATTGTACCGGGCGGACACCCGCTCCATTTCACCCGGGAGGTCGGGGAACGTCCAACGGTCTCTATCGGCTGCTGTGATGAGTAGCCGATAGTCGGGAGTGAGCTCCCCCACAACATAGGCTGTGTAGGAGTTCTCTTCCTTGTCCTTCAGTCCAGCGTCCCAACTGATGTATCGGGCTGAGATGCTGTTGCGAATGGCTGCATCGGCAATCGGGTAGCGAGTGAACCACTCCCGTTTGAAGATGAAGCCCTTGGGCGGTCTTGGCACGCCCTGGTAAGTCGAAGACCAGATGCTTTCTGGTGTTTTGGCCTCGAGTGCTAAGACCTCTTCGAGTGGCTTATGCTCAGGCCAGAGAGCGGGACCACTACTGTGAAGTAGGACCTGATAGTGAAGAGACGGGGCTGCCATCGGGTCTGCCCTCCTTGTGATCTGGTAGCTCTCGCCTCATCGTTGCGATAAACTTCTTCAGTGCCAGCCAGCCCGCGGTCGCCAGTTCGAGGTTGTTAAGCAGATGGAGAATGGCCCGAAGCTCATCTGCAGTCTCGGGATCAATGGCCCTGGTTTTCAGTACGGTGTAAAGTCGCTCGCGAGATTCCTTCACTTTCTCAATGTTGCCATTGAGGGTTTCCATCGTATCGGCAGCACCCTGATTGATGTCTGCTCGATTAGACTGTACCATAGTCTTCTGGATCTCGAGCTTTAGCAGATGCTGTGCTCGGTTATAGATCCACCCTGATGCAGCGGCTACGGATAGGGCCATCAGTGTGACCTGAAGTGCATCCACAGGAGTCCGAGATAACCAGGCTGACATCGAGATGGCCGTAGCCTCAACAATTTGCAGAAGCGAGTCAGGGGCTTCCCCCAGAACTAAGGGCGTGAGCATGAACACAACCAGAAGGCCGGGTAAGGGCCGGAAGAAAACGTCTGGTGTAAAGTAATCCATTAGGTGCATTAGGGCAATTGAGATAAGAATAATAGCCGGCCCTACCAGCTTTTTGATTGAGTAGACGGACATCAACATTTTCTCCTATTTCTTCCGCCTCTGAGGATATTTGTGATGGGATGGCCCTGGATCCGTGTTCGCCAGATCCACTCGATTTCCAGATCATCAATAGTCGAGGTCGTGCCAGTTGCTAAGATCTTCATCTTAGCTAACTTATTCCGTCGGCAAATGGAAGCCATCCACGCACGGTACTCTGAATTGTGGTGACTGGCATACCGAGTGTTATGCTGCTGTAACCGGCGGGCTGGATGATTCGTCTGTCCAACGTAGAAGAGCTGATTGGTATCCGGATCAATCAGGCCGTAGATATAGTGAACTCGTTCAGCCTTCCGCGTCCTGATAGTCGCCAGTGGCTTTTGCCTGCCCGATGAGCGTCCCAATTGGTTCTGCCTCAGTGTTGAGCGGGTAATAGAGGTTAGCGTAGACCTGCTCACTTTCAGAGAGTATCGGAAGATGGCAAACAACAAAGTCGCCATCACCACGCATCCGGCTGTAAGCGTCATCGTGATGCCACGAAGTGCCGATAACCGTGATCCTGCCGACCCGGGCCATAACCCGAGAGAAAAAACTGTTGTGGAGCCAGATGTGAACGAGATCTCGCTGATGCTTGGTCCGTGTGCTGTCGAAGTCGAGCAGGTCATCACAAACTGCTTCCTTGGCTCGAGAG